TCCTAATACTCCATATGAATATTCTTAACGTTGACAATTCCATAAAATAACTGTATAATAGTAACATGACCGAAACAATTTTCTACATCAAAAAAGGCCGTAGGTACGTTCCACACAGTACTTACAGTTCAGAATTTTGTGATAGCTTTCCAAAGGGCACACACATTGTAATGAGTTACCCGGGTGGTAGTAGCCGTAGGTACAATATTGAGCCTGCGTATGCTCCGATGATTGCCGCAGGGCGTGTTGCTGAGGACGTTATTAGCAAACGTATTATGGATGCAACTGAGATTCGCCGTAACACTCGTAACAAAGAAACTCCGCTTACTCCTGGACAAAAAGCCGCTTGGGATAAACTAGTAGAAGAGTTTGGCCCCGATGCTAAACAACTCGAGTGGCCAAGTGCCCGTGAGTGTGCTGAAGAAGCAGTTAAAGCTATGACTGTTGAAGCAGAGAAGCTGTTAACGCATCCAGCCGCTCGTAAAGCATACGACAATTTTTTGTTAGTATGCAAACTAGTTAAGGAAACAGAACGTGACATTACCTGATGAACGCTATCGGGCAGTAATGTATGCCCGCAAGTTTTTGATAGATATCTCACAACACAGGAGTGGGTTAAGTGATGACATAAAGCAAGAAGCAAGAAGTATCCTGCGACATTATCCTAGCGAGTATGATTTAGATAGTGCCGCAGAAAAGGCTCCGTTTGTGTTTCAAAAACGCATGGAGCCGTTGTACAGAATGGTTAAACAATACGATTTAGATAAAAAGGAAAAAGAAGAGGACTCTAGTACCAATGGGGGTTGAAAAGACAAGTTCAGGTGAACGTGCGTATGATATCTATAGCAGACTGCTAAAAGAACGAATTGTGTTCTTAAACGGCCCCGTAGATGATAACTCCGCCAACGTTATTGTAGCGCAGTTGCTATTCCTTGAATCAGAAGATCCTACAAAGGATATCAACTTTTATATTAATAGCCCAGGTGGTGTTGTTAGCTCTGGTTTGAGCATCTATGACGTGATGCAATTCGTTAAGTGCGATGTAGCAACCTACGTTATGGGCCAGGCCTGCTCAATGGGCAGTTTCTTAGCACAAGCAGGTGCTAAGGGCAAACGTTTTGTATTGCCAGAATCACGCACAATGATTCACCGTGTTAGCTCAGGTACACGCGGTACAAGCGGTTCAGTACACGTACAAGACTTGCAATTCGAAGATCAAAAGCGTAGTTTTGAAGAGTCTGTACGCATCAATAAGCGTCTAACTGAACTGTATGTTAAGCACAATACAGCAGGCAAGACCTATGATGAAATGTTTGAAACTATGAAGTTTGATACGTTTTTGAGTGCCGAAGAAGCCGTAAAATACGGGCTTGCAGACCAAGTTGTAGCAGAACGTCCAACTGAATAAATCCTAGCATTGTTGTGCTAAATAGTAGGAATAACTGGTGTTTATCGCCAGCCTACTATACGGAATACAACAATGTCAGATCTAAACTCAGTTCTAAGCGTAGAAAACAACAAGCTAGTCGCACGAAGTGACCTAAGCGTTTACGGCATATTAAATGCTAGTAAAATTTACACTAACGAATTAATCGCACATCAGAGATATGATGGGCAGTTCATTGAGTTTAGCGTTGACAACGAAACAGGTACAAATGCAGGGACAGGCTTTTTATGGCCTAATCCGGGCGGTGTTAACAAGCAGTTTTTATTCGTGGACGGTCCAGATCGTTTCCACGCATCAGAAAATCTTGAACTAGCCGCTGACAAAGCATTCTACATCAATGGGGGAGCGGTCCTAACTGAGCATCACCTGGGAGGTAGTGTTGTTGAATCCAATTTAGAAACGGTTGGAGATTTACGTTCTCTAAGAGTTGCAGGTCCAGTTAATTTTGATGATGCAGTATTTTATAATGCCGATACAAGACGTCTTGGTATTAATACTGATTCTCCAAACGGGTTACTAAGCGTATACGATCCTACTTCAGACGTAGAAATTTTAATCTCTACAGATGTTAATGGACGTGGACGTTTTGGTACTCACCACGCTCGTTCATTAGATATTGTAACAGATGAACAAGCTCGTATTAGCGTAGAAGGCAACGGTGATGTGCAAATTGGCCAGGAATGGCGTGATGGCACAGTTACTCGTGTATATGGCAAAGTAGGCGTTGGCGTAAAGAATCCACGTGAACAATTAGAAGTAGCCGGTAATGTACGTTTCGGTGACAAACTATTTGCAGTCGGCGAGGATGCCCCAACAGATGGCAATTATAAGATTGGGGATGTAATCTGGAACGTTGAGCCTAAAGCAAATTCATATATTGGCTGGGTGTGTATTGCATCCGGAACTCCAGGTACCTGGAAGCCATTCGGTTTAATCGCCAGTTAATTCCCAGACGATCCCTATTAAATATTGAGTAGGTAACACTACTCAAGGCGTATTAGGCTCATATCAGGGGAATAACAATGGAAACAAAACTTCAGCAACATCTCAATAAACTTCATCAATTCGACGCAGAACGTAAGGGTTGGTTAATTCTTAGCGGCTTTGTAGCCGCTGTCATACTAGGCATAGTGTTCAGTTGGAACTATGCCATCGAAACACACGTTATATGGTTAATCGTAAGTAGTGGTTTAACCATTACAGCAGTTTGGTGGTATTGGACCATGCGAGTAATTCGTCACTTGATCCAATCCAAAACTGACGAATACAATATATTGAACGATTTACTAGTTAACATTAACGAAATTAAACAAGACGTAAAAAATTCGTTGGATCTAGTTGACAAAGATAAGTAAGAGTGTATAATTAATATATTGCGGACTTAGACGCTCATCCCGCATTATAAACTCTGCGTGTCATCAAACTTGCTACATAAGGAGACAAGAGATGGCAAAATTTTACTAAACAAAAACTTACGGAAACGACCGCGGCTTATCATGCTGTTTTAGACAGTGGCGTGCCACGCACAGCCACTGCTCAACATTGCACGGTTACTCAATTGGCATCAAACTAATCTTTGAATGCGACACACTAGATGACAAAAACTGGTGTATGGACTTCGGTGGACTCAAGGAATTCAAACAGTGGGCAGATCATATGTTTGATCACACTTTGGTTATTGCCGAAGATGATCCCCACTTAGACTTCTTCCAAAGAATGGCTAATATGGGCAATATTCCAAGTTCCGGCAACGGCGATCAAGGCTTTGACAAACTAGAACCATACCAACGAGGTGCAATCTGTGATCTACGTATTGTGCCAGCAGTAGGATGCGAAATGTTTGCCAAACTGGCTTATGACAAAATGGCTGAACTATTGGCTTCTGGCGATATGCGCTACCCAATTAATCCAACAGTTAAGATTAAGTCCGTTGAAGTATTCGAACATGGTGCTAACTCAGCTACATACGAAGGATAATTAATGAACGATAAAGATTGGTTAGAACGGGTAGATATTGCTTATAAAGTGTACGCAAAGGACAAATCTCCTCAATTACCGATTGAGCAATTTATTGAATGGCTGTACAAACAATACGGCATTGTACAAAAGAAATAACTTGCAAATTACCAAAGTCTGTGTTATACTATATGTATGACACAGACACTTAAACGCATCGGCTTTGCTTGTAAATGGATCGACGGTCCTAGCCAAATTGACGGCATTAAACAAACAGATACAGCCAAAAAATACAACACTGGTACAACTACTATCGCTTGGTTAAATAGACAATCAAGGGATGTAGCGGAGCAAAAGTTATGGGACCTAATGGTAGGCAATATCGAGGCAACTCGCTTATTGGTAGAACGTGTCGGCGCACTTGAGCCTCATCGCAGGATGGTTCGGCTTAGCAGTGACATTCTGCCTGTTTATACTCACGAGTCTTATGCTGATTATTGGCGGCAACCTGCTGTTATATCATACGCCGAAGCCAACTTTGCGAGAGTGGGTGATCTTGCTCGTTCTGCTGGTGTTAGACTGTCTTTTCATCCTGGCCAGTTTACTGTGCTTGCAAGTGATAACCCAGGGATTGTCGAACGTTCGATCGCAGAATTCGAATACCACGCAGACATGGCCCGCTGGATGGGGTACGGAAAATCCTTCCAAGACTTTAAGATCAACGTCCACATCTCCGGCCGCCAAGGCCCCGAAGGCATCCGCCGTGCCTACACAAAACTAAGCCCCGAAGCACGTAACTGTATTACCATCGAAAACGAGGAAAACTCACATGGACTTACTGACTGTCTCAGTATTAGTGATATTGTGCCCATTGTTCTTGACATACATCATCATTGGATCCGAGAGGGAGAGTATATTCAACCTGGTGATGACCGCGTTAAGCGTGTTATTGATAGTTGGCGCGGTGTGCGTCCCACTTGTCATTATAGTGTCAGTCGTGAAGATGTACTTGTGGGGCACGCCGATAACGTTGCACCAGATCATGCCGCGCTTCTTTTAGAAGGCTACAAAAAGCAAAAGCTCAGAGCACACTCTAACTTCTACTGGAATAAACCAGTGAATGAATGGGCACTGAGCTTTTTAGAAACACATGATATCATGTGCGAATCTAAGGCTAAAAATCTAGCCAGCTATGCTCTAGCCGAGCAGGCCAAAGAACTTACTTTGATTTAACTACTTTTTTAGTTGGCTTTTTAGCCGCAGTCTTTTTGGCCGCTGGCTTCTTAGCCGCTGGCTTTTTAGCACGTGGCTTACGAGCTGGCTTTGCTGGAGCAAGGCTTTCAACTACTGCTTGGCTAGCTTGTTCAGCTACACTAGCTACTTCTGGTTGCGCTTCTGGAGCGGCTTCAACTTTGTATGGAGCGGCTTCTGCTTCTACTGCTTTCTTTGGTTTGAAAACAAAATAAGCTACAACTGCTAACACAATAAGTCCGATAATTAATTCCATGATGGATTCCTTTTAAAAAGTAAATTTATTTAATTATAGTTTACTAATGTCATCGGCAATACTGGCAGGCTTATTCCATATACTTTTACGCTCTACACCCTTACGCTGTGCAAAGCGTTTGGCATCACAATTAGAGCATACGTGAAAGTAATGGTTGTTAAACCGCTTAGATGACACTTTTCCACGTTCACGTTCAAACACTTCTCCGCAGTTATCACACCTAAAAACCGCAAAGGTTTTCAACCTGTAATAGGTATGTTCTTGTCCTAGTTTGATTAACCTAGTATAAGAGTGCTGGCGTTGAATAAACTGTATGAACATTGATTATTTACATTAGGATTATAAAACTAATTGGTAAATATTGGATGGCAAGCTCTTGCGAGGAATTTTAAATGGCAACCAATATTACCAAACAAACCATCAACATCGGTGGTCAATCAAACGACGGAACTGGTGACAGCGTCCGTGATGCGTTTGCAAAAACAAACTCAAACTTCGATACACTATTTGCAGTCGCAGGTATTGGTACCGGACTAGCGTTTACTAAGCTACAAGACGCACCTAAAGCATTAAGTCCACAAAAACTTTTAGTAACTGATGCATCTGGGTTGACTGTTACACAGATGACTGTTGTAGGACGTGATGGTGTACAAATTTCGTTTGATTATGCAAACAAGCAATTAATTGTTGATAACACCGTTACTAACTTAATTCTAGATCCAAATCCTCGCTTGCAAGCAGGCACAAACTTAGACGCACAAAACCTTGCCAGAGCTGTGCGTTTCGTTGATCCTAAACGTGACCAAGACCTTGTAACACGCAAATGGGTTCAAGAAAACTTCCTAAACAGAGATGCACAATATTCCTACGATACAGGATCAATTGGTGCAGAAACTACTGCTACTGTTATTGAAGGTAGCTTATTACGTCACAATGTACAGTTGATTCCTAACGCTGTGCAGACTAGCACAAACGTAGGAAAAGTTATTACTACGTTGTTAAACAATGGAAACACAAGTACATTAGATTTAGCATATCAAGCCTGGAAGGACGTACACTTAACACGTAAAGATTACGTTGATACAAAAATATCTTTACAAGGTATCAGCACTATTGATCCAAAGACTGGTCAAGTAAATCAGGGTATGGGCCAGATGACTGGTGCATTGCAGTTATTCCGCGATCCGATTGAAACAGATCCAGATAATACTGCGGCAACTAAACACTATGTTGATAATACAGGTCCGTTAAGTATTGCTAACTTTTATGTAGCAACTAACGGTAATGATAATCGTATTGACATCCCAGGCTACAAAAAAGGGCGTTCGTTAGCGTGGGCATTCCGTTCTGTTATGAAGGCCGCGCAGGCCGCTGAACAATTTCAAAAGTCTAGTCAAATTGAACTAGGTCCTTATCAGAAACTAGTTACAACTAACAACTTTACCAATGCTGTTCGTGTTGTAGAAATTACAGGTAGCAGTATTCCTAATGCAGTTGGGGTTGCTGTTAACTATGACGGTACTGCTGGTACTGATGCGTTTATTAACTCTAGTATCTATCCAGGCATCTACTTGCTAGGTGTTGACAGCGGCGCTATTGGTAAGATTGTAAACGTCACTTCTGGTCTAACTGGAACTGAATTATATGAAGTTGTGCCAGTAGACTACGCAGGTACTTTTGTAAGTTCTATTACACCAAATAAATTATCTGGTGTTGTACGATTTGTATTTGCAGAACCTAACATGATTGCTATTCCAGATTTCTGGAAAGGCTATATTTTACGTTTAGACAACATTGCAGGCGGCGGTGAAGGTCATATTGTTGATATCGGTGTAACTTACGACCAAAGCGGTAACGTATACGATCACATTGATGTATTAATGGACGTTGCTCCGTTGACTCAGTTAGGAACCATTGCTGGTACCGCATGGCATGTGTTCTCCGGCGACTTTAGTTTGAACGAAGCTGTTAAGTACGGACAAAATTATAACAAGACTGAAATTTCTATTTTAGTTGAATCAGGTGAGTACGAAGAAAACTTACCAATTAGAATTGCAGACAACTGTTCTATTCGTGGTGATGAATTCCGCCGTAGTATGGTTAAGCCTGCTATGTGGCCAGGTACAAGCCGTGCCACTCGAAGCACAAGTCCATGGGTAGGATTGTACTTCCGCCGTGATACACAGATTGACGGCATTATTGCTGTACAGTTAGGCACTAGTGATATTTCTAGCGATACCGCAATCACTCCAAGTAGTGTAACTAATGACCCATTAACTGGTGTTGTTAATTTTATTCTAAACGATTCTAGTACTGCACGATCTTTTTGGGTCGGCAAAGTGTTTGTCGGAGCTGGAGGCCGTGGTGTTATTACACAGGTACAAGGATCTGTATTCTCGGTTAACCTTGCTGAGAACGATGTAGGTATTAGAGCCATAAACGGAACTGGAGTTATTGCAAGTCCAGATTGGCATATCTATTCCCCAATTAACTTTGGTTACCACTACTTACAAGATGCTAGCCGACCTCTAAATTTATTAGGTTGGGAATCAAGTCCTAACCCAGGTGGCTACCGTAAGGCCAGTGCGTTATTGTTACAAAATAAACAGTTCTTGCAAGAAGAAATTGTTAGATATCTTGACGACACGTATCCATTACCATATACATACAACCATGCCCAACGTAAACATCAGTTAGGCGATGTAATTGACGGTCTTGCGTTTGACTTGCTAAACGGTGATGTTAACAGGACTATTAACATTGCAGACGCATACTTAGATCCATCAAATGCGCCAATA